AATAATTCTTCATCACAGGTAAATATCTTATGATAAGATTCTTTATATTTTGTTAGGTTATTCTTTATGTCTTCATATACAGAATAACGAACTATTCGTGATTCACAGAACCATGCAAACTTCTTATTATTTTTGTTACCATTTGCACCACGAACAATACCATTATCAATATAAACCTTTATTTCTCTTTCTTCCTTAGTCCAAGAAAAAGTTTCAGGTAATCTATTACTATTTGATGACCATTCTGTTTTAAATGGTGCGCCTATTGCTTGTATTTCCATAATTTACACCGTGCAAGGAGGAACTTCTTTATAAAACTTTCTATCAAGTCTTATAGACTCTAAGAATTCTTGAGTTGGTCTTATATTTGAAGCATGGTTATGATATAGTTTAAAGGTTAAACATGGATTCTTTACGACATAACCTGCCTTCTCGGCATGATATGGTATGGTATTATCATTTCCTGGTACACCAAAGTAGAAATCGGCATTTCCTATTCTACAGGTTTTTTTCCAACACCAAGCATCCTGTGACCATTTTGCAGTTCCAAATGAAAATCTCTTGTCCTTTTCGTGTCGTGAAATGCAATAAAAATCATTATTATCCATCTTATCTCTCATCATACCAAAATCTTCTGTAAAAATAATATCATTATTCGATACACAAGAAATATCATCTGGTGATGCATACATGTGTGATAATAGGAACATGTATTGGAAAGTACATCTATTTGGATTTACGATAAATTGTACTTTGTGTTGCTTACCATCTAGATATTTTTTTAAATATTCTAGATTTTGTTCATCACCAACAGCAAAGATATTATGTATACAATTTAATTTGTTATTCTCATCAAATGACTCAAACACTTCTCTTTGTCTCACTTCTTCTTTGAAGTGAAAATATTCAACATATAAGTTCATAGTATTTTTCCTTCTCTTTCTCTACGACTCATAACATTTCTGGTATGTTCTCTTTTTCCTTCAGTTTTTGACAGAATTATAGTTACTTTAGAATCTTCTCTTACGGAACAAACAGCATCCTTTAGAGACTTTCTTGTTTCTGTACTATATTTATTGTACCACATTTCCTTTAAAACTGGATGATCTAATTCGGGATAATCAACAGAGCAACCAGATATCCAAGACTTTATAAAGTTTTTGGAATTTTCTGTGTTGTTGAAGAATATTAACGCGCTTTCTGGACAACCATTTGCCTTTTCTACACAAGCAATATCCTCTTCAATAGAATCAAATTCTATTGGTAGACTATTTACTTTAGAATCTGCATCTATCCAAATGATGGGTTCATTGAATTTATTGATACACTCTAAAATAAACTTTGGTTTACGCAAACAATTCATTGCGTAACTACCAAGACTTGGTAATTGCTCAGAATACAATCTACCACCCAGTTCTTTTATTTTTGATTCTAATGAAATAGCAGAATCTTTATAAAAGGTACTGGGTGATAGATCCGAATAGTATGTTACGAATAATGTTTTCATAATTAAGAATTGTATAGACCAAATTTATCGTTTATATCTAATTGAGCAGATGAAACTTTTTTGCAGCACTTTGGATTGGAGCAAGCCTTTGCTGCTTGTTCTTTTATCCAAGAATAAGTCAACTTGATACCGTCCTTTAATAATTGTGATGGTTCCCATCCAATCTTTTCCTTGTATAGTTTATTATCAGAATTTCTTCCTCTAACACCAACTGGACCAGGAATGTTATTGACAGTTAACTTCTTTCCTGAAATTTCAATTACCATTTTTGCTAGATCGTTAATACGAATCATTTCCTCTGAACCTATATTTACTGGTCCTTGGAAATCAGATTCCATCATCTTACGAACTGCTTCGATGCACTCATCAATATACAGGAAGGAACGAGTTTGTTGTCCATCTCCCCAAACATCAATATGTGTACCATCTGCTGCTTCAGCAACTTTGCGACAGAGTGCTGCTGGTGCCTTTTCTTTACCACCAGTCCAAGTTCCTTCTCGACCAAAGATATTGTGGAAACGAGCAACACGAACATTCATTCCATAATTTCTGGCAAATGCCAAGAATAGTCTTTCACTGAATAGTTTTTCCCATCCATATTCACTATCTGGTGCTGCTGGATATGCAGAATCTTCAGAGCACTTAGGATTATCTGGATCCTCTTGATTGTAAGCAGGATACATGCAGGCGGAAGAAGAATAAAATACTTTACCGACATGCTTGTTTAAGCAACGCTCAACAACATTTAGATTAATGAGAGCAGAATTATGCATGATGTTTGCATCATTTTCGCCAGTAAAGATATAACCAGCACCACCCATATCTGCTGCTAATTGATAGACCTCATCGAATGATTGGTCAAATGCTTGATCACATATTGATTGTAGTCTCAAATCGCCTTTGATAAAACTATCTGCCTCTGTTTGAGCAAATTCTGGATACTTTAGATCAACAACTCTTACCCAGTATCCTTCTTTTTTTAATCTCTTAACTAAATGCGATCCGATGAATCCACCACCACCCAAAACTAATGCCTTTTTCATTTTATTGTTCCTTTCAGCCTTCTGCTGGCTTGTGTATGTTCAATGACAACTGTTTTTTCTTCTTCAAACCACTTACAATCAAAAACTTTACAATAAGATTGATTAAAGAAATATGTCTTCAATCCTTCTCTATCATATTTATCCCAAACTTTTTGGAGACTTTGTTGTTCCCATCTATTTGGATTTGCCTGACTTTCTTTTTTCCAATCATCAATTAAATTAAAACATTTATCTGTATAATTGAAAAACATAGTACCACCTGCTAATGCTTCGTTTCCCCTATCTTCTCCCCAAGGTCTTAGATGTACATTTCTTGGTTGATTCCAAACATTAGGAATAAAATAAGAACCAAAATCACATTCATACAATTCTTTTGAATCAAATACATTTGGATGGGACTTATATCTACCATCTGCATCTATCCATAAAACAGGACACTTATGCAAATACAATGCATCCTGAATTACTTCTGCTTTCATCGTGCAATTATGAACCCAAGAACCTTTACTCTGTTTCTCATATGAAAAGAATGGCAAACCAAATACTTTACAGGTCGCTTCTAGTTCTTTTGCTTCTTCTTTATATTCTGGAGTATAAAAAGTAATCGTTATTGGGTAATTCATTTTCTATCCACTCTCTGTATAACAGATGCCAAATCATGTAAAACCACTGCTTTGTCTCGTCCATGCATTCTATCTATCTGACAATAATTTCTGGGAAGCCATTCTGTGGTTGGTTGAACATCTGCCCATGCTTGTTGCAAACTCCATTGATCCCATGATCTTGTCATTGATTTTGATAATTCTAACCATCTTTCAACCATTCTTATAGTGCTTTTACATTTTCTAAAAAACATAGTACCAGAATTAAACCACATCAATTCTGTGTGAGTTGGCCAATTCTTTGGAAGTTCTATTTCTTCTCTGCCTGCTGGTATTTTTTTCCTAGCACCAGGTTCTCCACGAACACCAAAATCCATTGGTGTATCTAAGAACAAATAAGGATAACTCATAATCTTTGCATCTGTGTCTATCCAGACAACACATTCAACATCTTCATTTAATTTTTTAAGAATATATTCTGGTTTTATATTACAGTTGTCCACCCAGGAACCTCTATCTTTGTATTGCTCTATATCACATTCAATATGAAATTTTTTACAAGATTCTTTTAATTTTTTAGACATCTCAGAGTAAATACCATTATTTGTATAATAACTTATAATTTTAAATTCGTTCATAATGATCTTAAATTCTTTCTTATGTCTATTTGTTGTCGTCTTTCATTTCTTATTTGAGAAACTATTTCTTGCGCTGGTTCCATTTTATGTAATATGTTTTGTGGTTGTTCTGAACTTATTTGTTGTATTACAATTTGCGGTGGAGGTGGAGGGGGTGGTTCTGGTTTTTGTATTATTTTTGGACGATTTCTTTTTTCTTTTACAATTTCTACTTTTGGTATTTCATCCAACTTTATTGAAAAATTTAAATTATTTATTTTATTCTTTCCCTCTGAGTTCCACCAATCAATATCAAATCTAGGAACAAACGATTCAAATATTGGTCCACAGTTCCAAGAATACCATTCAAATCCTTTTTGTTGTGCTATAGGATGCCATTTTCTAAGTGCTTCTGTTGTTTGGTCTAAAGTTTTATGATAATTATATTCTTTTTTCATATCAAAATCTTTAACTTCATAACAATACTTACCCTTCATACTAGAAGCACTTAAATCATTTCCTGCCCATATAACTCTTTTTATACCAATGTAATGCAACCATTGTATCGCAAATGTTACAGACTTATGTGGACCGCGTATAAACGGTTGTCTACCACAAAAAAGATGTTGATCTAAATCTGGCCAACGAGTAGATGTATCGTAATTACACAATATTAAAGATTGTGGGTTTGCATTTGAAGTGATCTTATTATCAGGAATTACTTTTATTATGCTTGGATCAGAATATGCAATTCTACCTTCTTCATCATGCATCTCATTTAAATAATCTGCAAGAACCCAATAATTTGGATTTGGTATTTTTCGTATAGCCGTGCTTACAGCAACGACTGGTAGACCTAAACTAAAAACATCTACAGAATTTAGAGAAGGACCGGAACAGGCTAAAACACATGTATCTGATGGAAAAGATATATCTCCCATTTCATGAATTATTTATCATGAATGATTCGATG